CACCTGTACCCGATGTTCCACCTCCTTCTGTAACTCCTCCACCTGAACCACCTGACCCACCATTAGATGCTACATCCGTACCAGCTCCACCTCCACCACCTATAGACGCGTCAAATGATCCAAATATAGAGTTTCCGCCTGAAGCACCAGTCTGGTTTTGATTACCAACACCACCAGACCCAACAGTCACCGAATAACTTCCAGGTGCTAATGATCTTCTACTCAAGTATTGATATCCACCTGAACCACCTCCTCCACCAGCCTTGGGTCCAGATGTTCCACCACCGGCACCTCCACCACCAACGATTAGAATATCACACACGACATTTACACCACCATCTAAAATAGTAAATGTTGACGACGAATCAGTAAAAGTATGAACTGTATATCCAACTCCATCTATGATGGGTGTAGTTATTGTACCCCCAGTTGCTATGACGCTTGGATTTGACGTGAATGTAATTATATTTGATGTTGCGGTTGAATATGATATATTTGAGGATGTTACAGACATGTATACATAAAAAGTATTTGCTGATAAATTTAATATATAAGGCATATTAATCAAATTACCAGTTTGTGATAGATAATATGGGTATGTATCTGTAGTAACCCGTGAAAATGAAACTCCATCAATTGATAAAAATATATTTGAAATTTCAGGGGTTATAAATGTATCATATGTACAAGCTAATTTAGCAACAGACCCATACACCGAATCTATAGTCAAATTTACAGTTGGTTGTAACCTGTTTGTTGTAAAAGTCTTGGAATATGTAGGATCCCCAAATGAATTCAGAGAACCTACTACTGGTACGTAAGAATATACACTATACGTCCACCCTGGATTTAGATTTGATAATACTGATGGATTTGAAAGAGTTCCTGAATTTGTAACTTGTGAATATACGTTATAATATGTATTTGAAATGAATACGTTTACAGACTGTGATGGTGAGTATACCAGATAATTTATAGATATTGTAGCGCTATTTATAGTTGGGGTCACGGATACTATATAATTAAACGCAGTTGGTCCAGATGATTGATTGGTAATTGTTATATACCCATAGTTGACTGTATTGTAGCCAGTAGTTCCAGGTGCGGCTGTTGCTGTACCATCTATAGTGTTTGTGCTGTCATATGAAGTTCCGGGGTTCATACCACCACCAGCCGACAAACCCATTCCACCACCCCATCCACCACCTGGTCCAAGCGATTGAAATGTTGGATCATTATTTATAAATGTAGGTGTGAATAAAGCATTATCACCAGATGAATACCCACCACCGCCGGCTATAATAAGTGGTAGGTATGTAGTACCACCATCTATACTTCTCATAACGAATGATCCACCACCACCACCGGCCGTACCAATCTGTCCAACAACAAATTTCAAATAGTCGTTGTGATTGATAATAAACGTATTTGATACAATTGTACCAAGCCCACCATTTGTACCGTTTGCACCTGCAACTGTTATATTTAAAGTCATAGTATACGGTAAATTCCAAATTTGTACACCATCTACAACCGAAAACGAATTGTCTACCCAATTTGGAACACCTGAACTATACACAGACCCAGTTATTGGTCCAGTATTTCCACTAGCACCCATTGAATTCAATTGTACAGTATTTACTATATAACTCGTCGTGTTTGAAATTAATATAGGCGAAAGACCACTGGAATCAGGTGACCATGAAATATTACATGTATATGTCGTATTTTCTGTGAATATAGACCCCAAATCAAATGTATGAACACCATCTGAAAATTTTAATGCTGGACCTGTACCATTACCAGCTGTTGATAAAGATTGGACAAGTGTACCAGTATTAAACACGTTCATGTTCATAACCAATGGATTGGATTGGAAATTGTTTGTCCAAAAGAGTGTCATTCCATTAGACAACTCACCATTGTTGAGTGAAACATCTTGTATGTATCCAATTGATGTATATGAATCATTTTGTGTAAATGAATTATTTAATTGTATAATGTTTACTTGTAAATCACCCTTGAATTGTATTGATGAAATGTTTACATATACATCATCATCTGGTATATTATTTAGATTTGTCAATGTCATTTCAAATGTGTACACGTAATCGGTCTTCACGAAAATTATAGAATCGGTGACTATATTACCATCCAAGTGTAATGTATAATTTATATTTGAAGTAATAGTCGTAATTGCATTTGAAAATGTACAATTTCCAGTCAAAGTAAAAGGTTGATTCGTTCCATTATTTACCCATGTAGCCCCGTGTGATGATGAATGTGGAGTAAACACATTTGATCTACGTGATTTTATAAAAACCCCATTTGTTCTGTATTCTGATATGTAAACTGTTTCAACTGGCGTTGTATCAATCAGAGGAGAAACTGTATACCCATTTGATATTCCGTATATATTTACATTTGATGGATTTTCAATATATATATTATAATAATCACCTGAACGATTTATAGTATAAGAGTCATCCGTGTTTAGTGTAATTTCATTACGTGAAAACCCAGAAAACGAAACTGCATTTGCGGTTGTGAAATCTATAAATGTGTTAAAGTTGGTTACGTTTTGGATAGATTGTATTGAGCTTATTATACTTGTAGGTTTCTCGTATACAACACTCTGAATACCACGTGAATTATAAGTATCATCTATTGCGGCATTAAACGTAGATTGAATAAACCCCTTTGGTACGTGATTTATTTGTGTTGTTGATATGTCATCTGGTATATATGTATTTAATGGTAATATGAAATTATAGAAAGAATAACGAATAGCGTTTGGCATATCAAGTGTAATAAACTCTATATTTTCAATTGCAGTATACTTGAATTCAAATTCACTCGTAATACCAGTTGGATATTCAATTAATGTATATGGCCCATTGTTTACAGAATATTTAATTGGGCCATTAAAATGTCCTTGTAAATATACCCATATACTCTTACCCTTTTCAAGGTACCCTGAAAATAACAACCCATTTGTCCAATAATTAGTAGAGGTACTTGGTACCACCGATGTAAATATTGTTTTTAAAAATCTATACGTATCATTTGAATAATCAATTGTCGGTGTATAAAATATACCATCTTTTGAACCAACAATCTCAAAATTTGACGCAGATGTTACCACATCTGTTTTATTTAAACTTATATATGTTTTAGTATCAAGATTTATAAAATCTCCATATATATACCCATTTGGTGTCAATGTGTACGCATTACCGGTATACTTGTAAATAGCTCCAAATTCATTAACAATATCAAATGTTTTATTATAAAATCTATAATCAGTTACTATTTGCGTATCATATGATACACTATATCTATATAATATATTTTCATATGGCATGTCAGAAATTGTAAAAGGTGAATTATTTACAAAAAAATACATTGTGGATGTAAGAGTATCAAAATCAATCCCATTTTGTATTATAATTGTATTATATCCAGCAAACATTGAAAACTGAGTATTGGCAATATATAACGAACCAATTTTTACTTCTGCATAAAATGTATCATTATAATATCTATATATCCTAATACCACCACCTTGTTCATTTCTTATATTTATAATTTCATTCGTATTTTGTAAAATTTTAAATGTTAAATATATTGTAAATAATTTCGAACTATCATATGTATATGGTATGAAAACAATTGGGTCTAATGTAACGAATATATTTGACGGAGTTTCATATTCTATACTTGAATTATTTTGTATATAATAGTTTGATGAACTTATAATATACTGATAATTTTGAGTTTTACTATAAGGTCCCCAAATATTAGAAGTGCTTATATTTACATTTGAAGAATTGGTAACATCGTTATATGATACATATGCAGCATAAAATTGAAATTCTGTAATTTCACCGCCATATAGAAAATCTTGATATATTAATGGATCGTTATCATTACGACTTCCACCTAATAGTATATCAACAGAGTTGTCGTATGGTCCATCGGTTGTTAAACTATAACCAAATGTATCAACAGTACTAATAGGTATACTATTATTATTTTCATCTATAAAAGTTGTAACATCTAAGTTATTCACTTTTGCTTGAAAAGTACCATTATGTGTTACACCACTATCTGTCGTGACATAATTGTCACCTATTGAAATATATACTGTATATTCGGTATCTGGTACAACCGTAAAATATGCTTGATGTATATGATAATTATAATTCTGGCGAATGAGTATTCTAAATTGATCGGACGTACCAACGCGTTTTAAACTCGTTTCCCAATTTGGTGGAACGTAACCATAATAGGGACCATGTCTGTAAAATATAGTTTCGGAATCATGTGGAGTTCCGTATGTTGAAAATTTAACATATATTGTACATCCACCATATGAATTAAAGTACCCAAACGGTATATACTGACCACCGTAGAATAATAAATCACCAGTTAATTTTATTCTATTTGCATTATTAACAATTATATTTGTAGGTACAATCGGAATTGGGTTTGTATCCGCGAATACAATTTTAAATGTAGAATATTTGTATAAATCAAGTAGTACATTATTATCACCGTCTATATATATGTAATATAAATTACCTGACCTTATATTTGTACCGTCATATACCCATTCTGTATACGGATCATTGTCATAAAATTCTGAAACTTCAACCAGCGTACCAAAATAAACCTTTAAAAATTTACCAGTTGAAACGTCTCGTATACCTTTTGAATTATAAAATTCAAATCTACTCGCCCCATTCCGAAACGAAACAATAGTGAACACCCCACCTGAATACTTTAAAAATTGAGTTTCATATTGTATGAAGAAACTCATTAAAATGTACAAATATTATTCTTGGAAGAAATTACCGGTTTCAACTATACGTGGTTGTGCATATGTTGAGTCAATATTTTGTATAGTTAATAAGGGGTTGGCGGCTGAGTTTCTAAATCCCGGTAATGTAGTTGTTGAATAATAAGTTATATTTGAAGTCATATCAACAAGAGGAAATGTACACGAATTCAATATAGTTTTCAGTTTAAATGAATCAACTTCAACACAACCATCAATATCGGAAGTTGTAATTATTTTATCAATGACAAGTTTATACTTTGAATACACACCACCTGTAACTATTGTACCACCCTTTGCACCACCACTATTATTATATTGTGCATCTGAAAATGGAACCCAATGTGTAGAATCAGATGATCCGTAAAGTGTCCATACATTCGCCTTTATTGAATTGAATGAATATGACTGTATAGATACTGGTTGATCCGATTCTAAAATTACATATTGAGAGTCTTTACCAGTATCTGGACCTATAGATGTATTTACTGGATAATTAAATGTATTTACAAAATTTCCAGACCGAATGCGTGGAAATGTATTAGGTGCTGTAAATTCAACTAGTGGTATTTCAACTGCTGACGTTTTTGTTTCAACTTTTGTGAATACAAGGGCATAATATTTATAAACATCCCATCGTGGATCGGATGTTATGATTGTAACACCTGGTACATTTATATTCACGACTGATGAATTTGGTACAGACCCAGTATTATATCCGAATAACGGAACTTCGCCACTGAAAAGTTTGATATTCTTAACCCCAAAGTTTATTCCGGATTGAACTGATGTTATAGTAAATCTGTAATATTTATATAAACCAGTTGTTTGTAAATTACCATTAAAGGATGTTTGTACATCACTGGCAGCGAAAAGTGTATTAAATGTAACACCATCCGTTGATCCACTTATATTCCAACCATTAAGAGATCCAACTGGGTCGTATGGATTTTCTGTATAATCGTATGGTGTGATTTCAAAACTAGTAACTCGTAATGGATAAGGTGTTTCAATTTGTACCCATGCAACATTTCCATCACGTGACATTATAGTATTACGGTCGGTAAAAGCTCGGATTGGGTAATCAACTGCCGCTGATCCAGAGAATATAAATGTACCGGAAAATGTTTCATCTTTTATAGTACTTATATAAACCCAAGTAGATGTATCAGATTTTTTACCTAATAAAACAACTTCACGTATAGGGTATGTTGCTGTTATACGTATATTAGTACATTGATTTGTATAAGGATATGTAAAAATTAAATATTCACCATAATACACCCCTACACCTGATTGAGTAGATTTATTATACAAACTCCCAGAATAGCACAAGTTACTCGTGGTACCATCATATGTTAATCGGTCATTTACATCATTTATAATATAAAATTCTTTTATACCAATTGAATCGTACCCTGAAAATGTATTTGATATCGCAAGTTTAATTTTAGGATATATTGTATTTGTAGGTGTATTTAAATATATTCTATATTCATTTACATCATTTACACCAGTTCTTGAATCTAATTGTGTCCACGACCCACCATTATCAACTGACCCAGCGATGTTCCATGTTAATGCTCCACCGGTAAAATTTACATAATACCCATTTATACGTGAATTCACAGAATCGAGTGTAATATATTGTAAACCTTTACCACCTATGTTTGTTCTGTTGGTAACTGGATAGTATACATTAGAATTTACCAAACTCAATGAACTACTGGTATAATCTATATTCGCAAGTAAGTTTTGTTGGTACATGTTTAATAATTGGTATTTAGATAATGAAAAAGCCGACCCACCATATACATTCTGCTGAGTAGACAATGCGTTCACCCTGAATGTATTACTAGTTACAATTGTTGTTAATGGTATCAAAAGTGTATTTGATAATCCATAATATTCGTAATACATGAGATTTGTCAATTGCCCATTTGTTGAGTCTGTATATTGAATTTGTACATTCGAAGGGAGACAATTTGATTTTGATTCTAAAAATATATATGAAGGTGTTATATATTTATAAGTTTTTATACTTATATATTCACGGTTTATTGATTTTGCTGTACCTCCATATATTGAAGTCTTTGATCCACTTGATTTAATTATTGGTAATAAGGGTCCATTTGCTGAATATATTCTAAACATTGATAATTGAAAACATGCACCCGAAACAACTGAAAGAACTGTAAATCTATAGTATTTGTAACTGGTTGAGTTTGTAAAATCACATGTAAAAGTTCCATTTTTACCCAATGGAGTGATTGGAGACGATTGAGTGTATAATGCAGACCAACTATATCCATCATTAGATCCTTCAAATTTAAAAGTTTTTGGACACGTTGGTGGTGAAATTGAAGCTGCGAATGCAAATTTAACTACTATAACTGGGTACAGCAATTGTATTTGAATATATTCACCACCGGATGGATTATAAGTACTTGCTGATTGGAAAAAAGTGTCTAGTGAATAATCTGTTATATTGTATATACTACTCACCGGTGATCCAGTGGCATATGCAGATGGTGTTACTATAACATCTCCATCAATATTTGTAGGAATCAATATACTACTGGAATATGTACTAGTACCTGTGCTATCTATAAGTGGTACAATTTTAGACCCAGTTGTATCATACATTTGAAAAACTTGCAATTTGAAATACATACTTTCATTAGTTCCCGATGGTGCTACAGAACCTCTTGTTTCGTATACGAAAAACCCATATCTTGTATACCCGGAACTGTTTGTAAATATATACGTATTACTACCTGTATTATATAAATTTGACCGCGAATCAATTGTTGTCCACGATCCAACGTCGTCATTCCGACCCTTTAGGTCCCAGCTTACTGGTATACCATATATAGGATCAGGTACAAGTGTATACGAACTAATTATTTTAGAGTTTGGTATGTTCATTTTAAAAGCTGTGTCAGTAGGTATAGTAATTCCACCGTATAAAGGTCCAGTTGTGATACCAGTTTGTAAATCACAAATCTCATTCAGTTGGCCGAGTCTACCTATAAATGCAACATTTGAATATATATTTGAATTTCTATAATCACCGGTAAATTCAAAAATCTTGAATGGTTGAGTATTTGATGATGCAGCCACATAATTTCGTGCAGAGTTTACACATATATTAGAGTCGGACATACTAACATCTTTATAAGCTATAATAGTACCTGTTGTACATGGGGATAGATTTGCAAACTTGTATACACTCACGGGTGTAGCAAATTCAACGAATGTTCTCGTTTGTGATATAGTAACGGTTGGTACACCGATTGTTGTATTTGTTTTATATCCGGTTGTACTTGTAATTTTAGGTACAAGTCTCTTTCCCATGTCATCATATAGTAGAAACTTGGTCGCTTTCGCGATAGACGATCCATACATTGCGACAAAGACTATGCGATATTTAATGTATCCACTATTTGGCCAATTAAATGGGTATGAAACGGATAATGTTGTAGGTATTGAGTATATATTAGATACTTCACTTATAAGGTTCCAGTTTGAACCAGCGTTTCCTAGTATTTTCCAATGTGATGCAAATAAAGTCTGTGAAGGAAATGATACACTATACGAATTTGCATAAATAGTCGTACCATAATCTATTTCTACCCATTCACCCCTGTGTGACGATGTTATAGTTTTTCCTATATAATTTCCACCACCAAAACGTGAATTTGTTGATGATGCATTTGCATGTATAATATTATTTATCGGATCCGTGATTATAAATCCATTATCCTCCGGTGATAAAAGTCTGAAACAATTATACGCATCAGAATTTGAAGAGACGCTTGTATTTGTAGCAATCAAATTTGACCAATTTGAACCTCTATCCTTTGAACCGAATAGGTACCATGGAGTTGTACCAGTATAAAATACATTTGAACATACTATATTTGATATTACATTACATTGCCTGTAAAATGTAGACGGATAGCTTTGATTATTATATATTGTTGATGTGGAACCGGTCACGATGTCATTTGTCAATATAATATCCTGTTTAACTACTTTATAATCAATTCCAGTATTTGTGGTCAATTCGGGTACTACAAGTAGTGTATTATATTCATTCGTGAGTTTGAATTTTGTTATTTTAGCGGATGTATCACCATTCACCTGTGTAACAACAAGCGTATATTTTGTATATGTAGACGCAATAGTTGGTAAAGTATACACATATTTCAATGTATATTGAAGCGATTGCTGATCCAATAAATTGGTATCATTTCCGTAAATTTTCCACGCAGTTATGTTTCCATTAACAACATATCCACTTACTGTAACAGCTTCTGATAGATTTATACTAACACTCTCAGCCCCTAACCCCCCTCTGAGAGTGTTACTGGCATATACAACCATCCTAGTAATACTCTAGTTTATAAATATGAATTTATACGCCCGTTTTCATTATAAAGTGCAAAATCAGTCACTTGGAATGTAGAGTTTAATGGTGCTGTCACGACGAGACGTATATAATAAAATGAGGTTATAGCACTTGTAACCTTTACTGGTGTATTCAAACTCACTGGTGTACTGGATGTTAAATCTGTCCATGTAATCAAGTTTGAAGATCCTAATACTTTACATGCTGTTATGTTTGTTGATTGAATTGTAAAGTATTGTATATTAGTGGATGCAGCTGGTAGTTGAATCTGTAACCATTCTCCTATAATTCCACTGGTTTTATAAGGGTCTACAATACTTGTACCATTTTGGAAAGTAACTGCAAAGTTTTGAGCATTTGTCAATGTGAATGAATAACCATCAGCGCTTAGGGCAATTCCAGATTGTGATGATGTAATTAAACTTGACAATAGTGTGTTTGATGTCCATCTATATGTAGTAGTACCTCCCGATATATATTTACCACGAGTCGCCTGTATTAAATCTCTGAAATCTGTACAATTGAAAATTATGTTATTACCGTAATATAATGCAAACCCATTTGCAAGTAAAGATGTAGGTGGTAAAGATCCAGTTAGATTCTGGTAAAAGTTTGTAGAAACGCCATTAAATGCCAGCCGAGCATTCGCAGCATTTGAACTTGCAGTTACACTATATGGTCCAACCGATTCGGAGCTATATTTTGTAGTATAATCAAACCCAGATGTTATATATTGTGGGAATAAAGCAGTTCCATTGTAATCGTAATATTGTATCGTATTTATTTGTGACGTGGAATACGATGAGAATATGAGATTACTCACTGGTCTATACGTATCCAATGGAAAAGACATTGTGTTTGATTGTGTGTACATATTCGCAACCGATAAGAGTTTTGTAAGTGCTGGCTGAGCACCTGTATTTGCGTATACAGTAAATGATGACGGGAATGGATTTGCGCAGATTGTTATTGAATTTGCATTTGCATTATAAGGTACATTTCCTATTATATTCGCAGACTGTACATTTGATCCACCAAAAATTGTATAATCCGAAACTATATTCATAGTCAATCCAGTCATTTTAGGGCTGATTCTACCATTCACGTCATATAGAACAAGTCCGTCGAGTGCAACAATATTTGACCCAGGTATTGATTCTTTTATAGATAATCTGAATCGTGAAATGAAACTTTGAGTTGCTAATGGATAATACACATTAGACCCCGAATTTGTATCTCTAATCGCTTCGGAATCGTCTCTTATTTCCCATGAACCTATATATGGATTGAGTAATGAATATCCAACAACCTTTGTCGGAAATGGGAATGTTATGTCAACATTAGCTCGTACACTTAATGGCTGTAAACTTGTAGAATTGTATGAATTATTTGACCAAGTTGTCGTTGAGTCGTCGTCAAATGGATATATATTACTACATGTGTATTGATTAAAGAATGATACGGCTGGTAAAACTTGAGGCGGTGCTGTAAATGTATTATCTGTAAATGTAGGTAAAACATATTTAAAAGTTGAATCAAGTAGTTGAATATCAGTTGCTGAAATTACATTGAGTGTTCCATATTTCACCCGATTTGTGATTATGGTAAAAGACTTTTGTGGTGATGGAAATGCTGGAGTTCTAAACAGAGAATAGTTGCCATAAATCTCTGGATTTATAAATGTTCCAAAAACAGTTTTAGAGTCACTATACGCCACAGTTATATTTGATATATTCGCATTACTCAAAATACCACCAAGCTTAAACGAACTTGCTACATTTATAGTTAGCGATTCTTGACCCACCCCACCAAATACATTCACGTCTCGTATATTCAAATTTACTGGATCAATTTGGGAGTTGAGTTGGTTACAATTTGCATCCAAAATTGAGAATTTACCTATATTAAATGTAGTAACAGATGTATCATATGTATTTTTACAAATCAATCTATAATATCTAAACGGTGTGTTTACAGCTTTGAACAAATATGTATTATTAATAGATGGTATAAACCCAGTGTTTATATTTGAAACGTACCAATTCACGCGTTCGTTTGAACCAGCTATTGTAAATATATTCGCAGTTGACCCCACATTAATAACTTGTATTGAGAATATATTTGCGGATACACTCTTTGGGAACCCAATCTCAACCCATCCACCATATAATAATTTTGGTGACGAGTCTATTACAAATGTACTTGATATACTTGCATTCTTGATAATCTCATCATTTGTTACAACTGATTGAACACTTGTATTGAAACTATCAAACTGCTGCGATAACGATGAATATGAACTATTTATACTATAAACGCCGACGAGAGCTGTATTTATGCACTTGTAAACAAGTGTTGAATTATTATACATGTATGGAGTAACTTCATTACAATTACTAAATAACCTAAGATTACTCATATATACACGTTCGGCTCCATACGTTTCAGTCACAGTCATTCTGTATTTTGTATAACCCTTTGATGGATTCACTGTAAACACATTACTTTTTCCATCCCATTGTATCGCGTCTATAGTTTCGTATGTTGATGGTATAGCAGTTGTACTTCCGCTTAAAATCCAAGCGGATGCATTCGTTGTAACGCTATAATCTGTTATTTTTGTATCCATTGGTAATGTATATTCAACGTATTCACCAGCACTTGTCATACAATTTCCACCAAAAGATCCGGGTACATTTACAAGTCCATATCTATCATAAAATTTAATATTATTCATATTTACTCTCTGCGCACCAGATGGAGCAGTAGCAGTTACTTTTATATTCTTGTATGGGGGTGAATTTTGAGTGAGTGATAATATAACATTTGTGAATAGTTTAGGTGTGAGACTACTTATAGCTACAATCCCATTATTGAATGTAAATCCAGTTGGGTAGTCCATAATACGTCTGGTTGTACTATTTTCAGCGAAAACCCAATCAGTTGTATCTGTATACTCCTGTACACCAACAACTATTGATACATCAACTTCGTATGATGAATATATACGTAAAGTATATAATGTACCAATAGTACATCCCGAAAACACAAAATCAACCGGTTGTGGCAGAATTGATCCACCAGGTACTGATATGGTCCCTGTTTGGACCGTTCCTGCGTTGAACCATATACTTATAACTGTACCTGGAGTACCTCTGAATCGTAACGTAAAACTACTTGTATGTGCATATATGTATCCATATGCATGAACACCATTTGTCTGTCCAGAAATTCTGGTACTTATTAAGCCAGAGTAATAATTACGCAGACCAGGGGTTGTTGTCAAATATTGTTCGTTTATTGGTGTAGGTGGTGACAAGTACCCTTCTTGTATAAATAACCCAACCGATATGGAATTTTCATACGTCATCTTTGTGAGTACATTGACGTTACTAAAAGTTGTCGTGAATGAAACATCACCGGTAACAGAATTTGATGTCCAATTTCTATTTGTTTGATCAAATGTACCGGATGCCGCCACGCCTGGGTTTACAAGTGGGGTATACGTTGTACCATATACTGGATAATCTAGAGTTTGTACTTTGATAACATTTGATCGCGCGTATAGATTTACAGAGTTTATAATCGCACTTGTATTACCAATTGTTTCTGTAATCACAAGCCTATACGCGTTATTTGAAATGAGATTTGAGAATGTATATGCAGTTCCATCATCAACCATGTAAATATTAGATTGTTTGTCAACCGGCACCGATGAAAATGTAGACCCATCAACCGATTCCAATAGTGTAAACCCAGCTGGTCTTGGTGTTACCCTATACGAAAAGATTGGATTTTTAGATGGTACATTCAATTGTACCCATTCACCGGAAACTCCAGCAGTTGTTGTCGTACCTATATATTTTCCACCAAACTTTGTATCATACGTCACGAGTTGGGTCTGTTGTGTGAGTACAGGTGTAATTTCACCCAAACTATTATATAAGGAAACGAATTGAATATAACATCCAGCACTTGCTGTAACCGTAAATGTAGTACCAGTTTGTGTTATATAATACACTATACCACTCGTATACCCTGAATTACCACCGAACGAATATGTTCCCCCACTTGAAACAATAGCCATAATACTTGTCATGGTTACCGATTGTGGAAATGTAATTGTAACTGTTGTTGATGATGAAGATGTATCAATTCTACCTATAACATTTGGTGCATTTGTAGTATATGTACCAACTGGACAGTTTGCTATAGAAGTGTTTGATGTATACGTACCGAATGATTTAACAACTGGTCGCCCATTTTGGTCACATAGTAAAAGATAGTCTATTGATGCATATAAAGTTGACGATTCGGTTATTACAAATCTATATGTTGAATATGACGATGGAGATGTGATTTGATACAATTCACCACCATTAATAACACCTGATTTGGAGTCTATAATCGTTGATCCACCATACAAACTCCAACTATTTGATTTTGTTTGTATTATATATGAACTCACTTGAACCGCAAAGGGTAAATTAAATGTAATTGATGCACCACCGCCTATATTTGAACATACACCACCATTTGTAAAAGTTCCACTGATTTCCTGTACACTAGAAATAACACCCGACGTACTAGAAGTTCCCATGTAAAATTTAAATCCGGGGTCAAGATTCAATGCGGTTATTCTCAAAGCAGTACTTGTATTCGCCACCATGCTATAACTGGTTGAAGGTGTGAGATAGAAAATGTTACTATTTTGGCCAGTGATTCCAGTGAATTTATTAGCTTGGGTAAATCCAGTGACTGCCGATGGACCAACCCAAACGTTCGTGAATGTACCTGTAGCAGATGATGAACCATTTGAACATATAATAACCGTATTTGACAAGGTAATATTTGACATTATATTTCCATAAAACATATACTTGTAACTTGGTATGAGGGTCGGTTCTATAACCCCTCTGAACGGAACACTCTTTTTCATGAGTAGACGAGGATTCTGCCCGAAATCTTCTTGTCCGGGTCTATATACCGAAACATCAAGACCATCCGTAAAAGACATGGCGCTATTTGAAGTTGCATTTAAAAAGTTTACCCTTCCATCGGTAAAGTAAATTTGTATATTACCTATGTATACATCCTTTGTACCAGATGTTGTTGGTGTATCCGTAATCACAAACCTAAAAGATTTATAATCTGTAGTACCTCCTACATATGCAACCGTTGACCCATTATTAAAATTAAACTTGCCAATTTTTGTAAAATTTGTGTTCACCGAGTCGTTAAATGTTGTTGACCCGTGTATATTCATTGATAAAATGTTTGTATCCGATATTATAATTTTTGATATGGTATTACCAACAAACGTTGAATATTGTACATAATGCCCGAGACTTGTCGCTCCGGTTGGACCAGTTGTGATTGCACCAGTATAAGGACCACCACTTGACCCGTTTACGTTTGTATTTGTTATCGGGTAGCCAGCTGTATAAACACTAAATTTACTCAATGTTACTTGTGACTGTGTAGCTATGGATTCAACCTTGAGTGCAACTTTATATACATTATGAGGTTGTCCATCTGAAAAGTATATCGTATTGGCAGATGCCCCTGGTGAAAAAGTAATTGTGTTTGAATACGCTATACTTTCAGAAGATGCAGATGGTGCAGACGTCACTCCATAGAATGTTACTCTACACGTTTGATTTACAAAAAACTTTATATTTGAAATTGGTCTTGGTTGAGCTAACATATTAACAATAAATGTTGGATTTGTAACACCACCAACATATAATCCACCTCTGGTTTTATCAACATCACTTGATGCTATACTTGGATTACCACTTGTTAATTTATTAGCTGGTATAATAGTAACTGCATTTGGATCTAATATATCCCCTATTGAAATTTGTCTATTGACTGTATACCTATAATTTAAACCATAATCGCCACCTACATTATTATTAAATCTAGTAATTTGTAGATTAACGTTATTTTTTGTAGATGATACTAAACTTGTAGCTGTTATAGATATACCATTCGCATCCGAATAAAATGCGTAAACACCCGATGCATCGGGGGTTATAGCCGGGGTTTGTAGAGTTCCATTTATTATAGGATTAACTGTATATGTTAATCCAGTTCCACCAGTTATCGAAAATTGTGAATTCGCTCGTATTAATTTATAGATTGACGATTCAAGCTTTTTTACAACACTACCTGAATTGGTTAATGAAAATGAAAATGGTTCGTATGTTGAAAATGTTGAATTTGTGCATGTAGGTACTTCACGTGTTGCCCCATACTGACCAAATGTTTTACCCGCAAATGAATATGTATATCGTATATAAGCTGGTGTAGATAGGAATGTTGTGTTACCAGAACCATCTATAAAATTTGTAGATTGTCCCCACGCATTAGTAGGTAATGCCGCATTAGTTGCAACTATTTTAAATATATACTGCTCATTTGCTTGTATTGATATTGTTGACGGTAAAGAAAATGTAATAGGTGATTTCTGTATGGATATTGGACCACTACTAAGAGTAGTACCTGATTTATAAATATAGACTAACATTGGATAACTAAAAGTAAAATCAAGGTATACCTGGGATATACTCGCAGGACCTGGTAACGCGCTTGAAACACTTGCACCCACAGATGTATAGTTTTGTGTGTAATCTAGATTTGTAAAATTAATTATACCAGTTGCAATTGGTAAAGTACTTGAAATTATTTGGCTTGCTGATATACTTGGCGATGGAGTTATGGTTTTTGTTTCAGAATATTGTATGTTACCAGCCTCATCTGTTACTCTTGGGGCACACGAAGTAGTTGGTATCATACCATTTTTTTTTATATGTGTAATAGATATCTCTACTTTGTCAACATCAGATTGAGTTATTGTATATATTTGTTGTGAAGATGTAAAAGTTGTAGCTACAGTACCCAGCAAATTACCGCTACGGAATATGTTTATAAGAACACGATATTCTGTAATACTACTATAACTTGTAAAAAAGTTTGAAAAATCAATTTTTTTTATTTGTATATCTCCATTGGTTCTGGTTGATGAATATGTATACAAACTATTATTAAATGGGTATTGATTGTAGGTGGTATTTGTAGTTATATCGGATGTTATAGTAAATGGTGTAGTTGTAAATATATATCCACCAGTCATCGCTAGAACAATAACAGCTACTGCGGATGTTGATAGACCTAACTGATTCTGATATGTAAACCAAACATAAACATAACTATCATCATAATCATAATATGTATATGCACCACCAAAATCAGTTCTGGTGGTACCAGCTGAATTTACAACGGAAAAAAGTGAAGGATCTGGATTAAAAGTATCAACATAAGATGGAATTTGATCATGATTAATTGTAAATTTATATAAAAGGTGACATACAGTAACACCTGCCGGAATAAATGGTTTGCCGGTGGCGGCGATATAATTCATAGCTACCTTTGTTGTGGATAGTCCAGCCGCTATCATATCGTCTAAATTAGAAGGTGTTGTGATATAAAAAGCAGCACTAAGAGTAAATTGTGTTCCACTTTTAAAAACTCCGAACCTAGAACCTATACCAATTGGATCTGAAACTGGTTGGTTTATATATGGATTTCCAGCATAGGTTGTTACAACAGGTAAATAAAAATCAATCTGTTTGTTATTGTATGTATTTACCTGGGTCAAAAATTTACTTGATGCAGATGGAGGTACTTGATTTATTGCAGATGAAATAATTGAAAATACTGGAACATACTCACCACCTGAAATAGTAGCAGTAGCTATACCTACATTTTGATTTGTAAATGTAAAATTATTAAATCTCGCACTTAATAAATCCGATACATCAGTATACTTTAAATACTGAGTAATTTGGTCAGCATCTAAATAATTAAGAATAATTAAAAAATCCCCATACACACCGCCTTGTGTGGGACTAACTACCGAACCCCCAATATGATTTAAAAAATTTGAATAACTAGCTGGAATAGATGATGTGTACTTAGTTGTCGGAGTGAAATGTAATCGAAGTTGATTAGAGACAACCTCGGTAGAATCAATCCCCGAAATAGATGGAAAAGAACTAAATGATGTGAATGCTGGATTACGACTTAATGTTATATAAAAATCTGGTGCAGTTGGATCTCCATTAACAATATAATCAGCCACTGACATAGTACCTGACGCAGTGTATCCGAATAACGCAGCAATGTTTGTTATACTCAACCCAGATGGAGAAGAACCAAGAGTGTACGTATTACCACTATAATACGCGAATGATGAAGCCGTGAATGTAGTTGTTGGAGACGCATCAACCCCGGCAACCCAAGTTGTAAAGTCTGATGTGGTCAAACACATGGTAGATGATGGTAGATAAGTTGCAGATGCAGGTGTTTGTGGTGAATAATTGAATGTTTGACCAGTTGATTGGTACCCAGATGGAAGTGTTGTTGGGAATGTTATAGATGCCGATGGAGGTGTGGTTGTAGTACCAGAAAATTCATTATATACGTTTGTTGTTGTGAGCGTACCATTAGGTGCCCAATATGTGGGTGGAGATTGGATATAATTATAAGCTATTGTATATTGCCCAAGTAACATGTAAGAAAATGATGATGACGGTGTTGTGTAACTAACTGTAGTACCAGGTGGTTCATCAAAATCTGTATAAGATGTAGCTCCAGATGTTGTCGAACCTGCAATTGTATAATATTGAGGTGTACTATATGTTATCTTATAATCGGCTGTTCCAAACAAAAAACGGATTGGTGTGGTTACAAAAGCAACGTATGCGTTTGTGACGTTGGCACTTGCGGTCATGTAAGCATTTGATCCATAGTAAGTAAAATAATCATATACTATATTCACCGTAGCCGTAGCAGTTGATACATTTGTTGTACCGACCCATGAGTATGGGGTTGTATTTATAAAAGCATTCCCAGTATTTGTAACATTACCATATACTCCACATGGTAATAAAGAACCATAAGCACTATTTGAAATCCATGTTGATGAATTACCAAAAAGATTTGATGCATCACCTTGATAAACACTATAACTATTTGATGAAGTATATATACCAGGTGTGAGTGAAAATATACCAAAGTTATTTGTACTTATCCATGCATTACCAATATTTGAAACGCAATAGGCATTTACGGTGTTTGACGAAGCGGATGTACCAAATGTACCAGATAGTAAAACATTACCATAAATGTTACCAGAGTACCAAGTTGTCGCTGAATTAGAATCAAATGCAAACCAAGCAAATGTTGATCGAGTATTTGAAGTTCCATAGACATTACACAATCCACTTATTGATGTATAGCCAAACGCATCATTTGCAGTCCAAGACGTATCTGTATTGTAATCAAATGAGTTTGAAATATATAAAGAATTTGAGGTTGAATTTATACCAAACCCAGATGTAAACGCCTTTTGATATGTCGGATCAGATGTCCAAGATTTCCCACTTGTATTCGCTACAAAATATGAATTGGCCACGTTTGATGTAGCTGTTGTTGAGTATATACCATTTGATGTACCATATCCGTAAATTGATTTATCTACATCCGAAACCCATGGTTGGGTAACAGTATCTGCAAATAATGCTGGTGTAAGTTGTGCATTTACACTTGCTGTATTTATATACAGTCCAAATGCTTCAAACTGACCATATTGATCAACGACTGATTTGTAAGTTCCACCTGTGCTCGTGATTACACTTGCAGGTGTTGGATTTATAGTATATTGTCCAGAATCTATGAAAACTCCATACGAATTGGCTGAAACCCATTCATTACTTCCATTTGTAAAAGCATTCATAGCATTTGTACCGGAACTTACATTTCCTATGAGATATGTACCAACATCATCTGAATAAAACTGTTGAGAATCACTTGTCCATGATGTATAATCTTTACCATCATTTACAGCATATGCATTTGCAATATTTGAAGACGCCGAAGCAGTCACTGTAACAGATGTTACATTTCCATATGCTGACTTGTCTGATATCCAACTCGCGCCAGCATCATCACCAGTAGTTGCATTGTATGCGTTGTCAGTATTTGAAGATGCATCAATATAATATGTATTCTTTTGACCGTATATTACATCTGATTTCCAAGCATTTGGAGCAAGTGCCGATGATTTCCAAGCATTTGAAGTATTTGAAGATGCTGACGCTGTATAGGTTATAATAGTAGTGATAGGTTGTTCGGATCTCCATGAGGTATCACGAGCTTTCCATGCGTTTGAATTATTTGAGGATGCGATTATAGTATAATTACCAACCGAATATGGCGATTCTATAAATGTTGTTTGTGCATTGAGTTTATTTGGTGGGAAAACATCGGCTGAGTTTATACTCCGCTGTGTATAGTTTGTATTATGGAACATCAATTCAGCACCAGTGTAATTATACTGTTCGGTTGTTTTACCGTTTACGGTGTAAGAATATGTAAACGCGGCTGGGATCTTTACGGGTGGTGTTGCTATAAATTTTATAGGACCACGTAGAGCCACATCATTTAAATTTGTCAAAAGGTTTGTCTGTGAGATTTGAATTTCAAGTGGTGCTCCACTTGAAAAAAAGTCCCGTTCTGGTTTATCAAGGTATATGTACATGATATGAACCTCATAATTATATAAAGATGGGTCGTATGTGGTTCCGAATGATAGTTTTAAATACATTGGATCAAAATTTAAAGAAACGAGAGGGAATGGTAAATCGGTACAGAATGAAAATGCAAGTGGTAAAAATGTAGATTCTGCTGTATTCAAATTAAGTTTGGAAAAATTTCTGGACATGATGGTTGGTGCTACATACCGTATGAAATTTATATTTTGGGTATCTACAAGAGTTTGACCAATATACCATTTAAATTCATTTATAGTTTGCCAGTCCCATGACAGTGTCAGGCCAGTTGATGCAAGAGTTCTCGTAAGGTATATATATGATACTAAATCACCGCGCGGTGATATCTTTATAATGTCTCCCTCAATCACCGTTTTGTATTGTATCATTGAAAAAGGAGTGTGTCTCTTGTATAAAGACTCCATCTTGGTGTTAAACAATATTTATTTTTATATAGTTTAACATCAATGGTAAATCTACCAATAATAGACTATGAACGTGAGCATCTATTCAGATGTGCTACACAAGACTCTCACATAGGAAGTTCGCTTGTGTTTGTGTGCCTACTTTTTATAACAATTGTTTTGATTATTCGGTATAATGATAAAAAGGAGTCGAGGTCTTTTTAGAAATTTTACGAAAATTGTAAAATTTCGCAATCGTCTTGTCACCCAAGACACTACTTTTGAAATCAACTTCATCAAGGGTGAGACGTGTTACACGGAACAGTTTTTGGTGCATACATGCACTCATGTATTTTGTCCAGGTTGTTGCTGGTCTGAATTTCTTGACTGTACCATCAACATAAACGGTTGGGAATACACAGGCTGATGTTAAAAAATAAGGCATGAGTTGCCATTCACCATCATACATTTTAGAATCAAATAGTGCAGCGTCACTCAGTGATTGCATAATTTTATTAATCTTTTCATGAGACATTTTACCTGATATGTAATTTTCGTGAACAAATCCCATGACATTACCATGTTCTGATGATATTATATCCAACAGTGGCAACTTTGAAGTTGTTTTTGTTGACATGTATGTTTTCATAACATCAATCGGTTCGTGGATAACATCCTTGTGATGAAACCCAATTGATAATTGTCGTCTATCTGGTCCAGACAATTCAACTGGTATAGTTCCTTCTATATACTTTGTTGAAACTAGGATTGTTGACGATTTGGATACAGGTTTTAGAAAATAGGAAGCACCAGGTCTACTCACGAGACCGTCAAAATTATCAATCAGGATGTTTCTTTTTATATTCTTGACGCGGTCAATAAAATCCAGGGTGGATTCTTTTGATTTCAACACATCCTCGTCAATTTCTATAAAATCAATATTTGCATGGACCCATGTCGTTTTTCCACAACCAACTGGACCAAACACACATACAACTTGACACGTGTCTGTAAATGTATCATTTTTTCTAGGCCTATTCATAAAGCGATCCATGATGGATGATGACGAGTCTTCTACTATCACAAAACAACTTTTGATTATGGCGTGGCAAAACGAACAGATTAAGGTTTGTATTATTAGCTATATAACCTTTAATTTTATAATTTTATTTTTGAATATTCTTATACTATACAAGGTTGTGTATAAATCAAATTAAAGAGTATACGTATTTATTTATAAATGAGCCTCAAAGTTACCAAGCTTATCCCACATGCAATTATCCCATCTCGCGCAACAACCGGTGCAGCTGGATACGACCTGTACAGTGCGGAGGGGTATGTTCTCCTCCCACAGCACCGTGTCATTGTATCCACTGGAATTCAAGTTGCTCTACCAGACGGTGTGTATGGCCGAGTAGCGCCCAGGTCAGGTTTGGCTGTCAAACATGGCTTGGACGTAGGGGCAGGTGTAATTGATCCAGATTATACTGGTGAGCTCAAGGTTGTTTTGTTCAATCACGACCCGAAACAGACTTTTGTCATCCGCCCGGGGTATCGCATTGCTCAGCTGATCCTTGAGAAGTATGAGACTGTTGATATTGAGGAGGTGTATGGAGATATGGGAATTTCTACCGATCGCGGTATGAATGGATTTGGTTCTACCGGCCAGTGAGCATATGTATTCCAGCCACACCACCATATATCTTTGCCGCTGTTGGTGACGAAGATATAACATATGCAAAAATAATTGATATGATTAAAAAAATAATTGGTACAATAATCAAACCATAAGGTACCCATTTAGGGAATGTGGATCTGGTTGGACTGTAATTCGGCGGTGTATTATTATCATAATACACCTTGACTTTACTTCCAGGTAATTGTGTATTTGTAAATGACACGGTCGTATTTCCAGTTGGAGTTTGTACTTCAATCGGACATACGCGTTGGTTACAATTATTATTCGTACATGTTTGTGTACACGATTGTGCACTAATCACTGTAAACGTATTTGAATTTGGAAATGCATCGGGTGTCTTTAACAAGTAGGCACCAACTGGTATCAATGAGGATGCTATTAAACTCGTTACAATCACGCCGGAATAAGCATTAAATCTACCGAATGTTCCAAGTGCATTTTCCATTTACTATGTAACAATATATTAAATGGATAATACGCTTGTACTGTAAATGGATGTATATATGCTCGTTGATTGCTCATGGTCGGCTGAACATCTTAAAAAAAGTGTTGTTGAATACATACATGTTTTGGATAAAACAGAGCTGACGTATGAAATTTATACATTCACCTCAACTATTGATTTGCTATCTACAAACCAGTGTATACACGACTATGATATTGGTGGTAGAACATGTTTATATGACTCAATAGGTGAATTGGTACACATGATAGAAAAACTCACACCGCATTTACCACCTGATATTATTGTATGGACGGATGGAGACGATACAGGAAGTGTTTTATATACTCGTGGTGAGATTCAAGCACTTATTAACGTATATATTGAAAAAGGGTGGAGGTTTACATTTCTATATAAAAATCCATTCAAACTCAAAACTAAAGAATATAGATGTTGTTAATATATAATGGAGTTTATGTGTACCTCATGGGAAGGTGAAGATCGTGATGGTGAATATACAATCACGGTATACGGTCGGACTTCATCTGGAACATCTGTATCTGTATCAACACTCTTCAACCCATATTTCTATGTAAAGGTTCCACCGAATACAACGTGTGACCAATTATGGCAAAAACTTGTATTTTTTGAACAGGGTGGAAAGTATAAAAAGATTGAAAACGGGCCAACAAAATATGAAAAGGTTCGCGGTAAAGAACTCATGGGGTTTACAAACAATATCCAATTTACATTTATGAAATTTGAATTTACATGTCTCGAACATCTTCGTAAATTTGTATGGAAATGTAAGAATAACCGTCTCAAGGTGTATGAAAATACAATTTCACCATTACTGCGATTTATGCATCGCACAGGTGTAAAATCAACTGGGTGGGCCAAGGTGACTGATTATAGTAAAGCATATCTCACAACTTGTGACGTAGATGTGTTTTGTAAAAATTGGAAAAATATAGAGCCAATTGACCGTGATGATATTGCACCAATTAAAATTACATCGGTGGATATTGAGTGTTATAGTTCAACTGGTAAATTTCCAGATGCGGATGTTCAAGGTGATGACATGTTCCAAGTTGCTTTTACTACAAAAGTATATGGAACAAATGAAATCACTCAAAAATGTTTCTGTCTAAAAGAGACTGCTGGGTATGAGTGGTTCAATACAGAGTGTGAGCTTTTGACGGCAATGTCTGAATATATAGTAAAGTTGGATCCTGACATTATTACCGGGTGGAATATATTCGGATTTGATTTGGAATATATTCACAAACGTATGATCATATCAAAGGTTGAACCATATGTGTTTTGTATGGGGCGACGACGTATGGATCCTTGTAAACTTGTAGAGAAGCAACTATCGTCAAGCGCACTTGGACAGAATATTCTCAAGATGTTACCAATGTCTGGACGATATATATTTGATTTATTTCATGTCATCAAGGCGGAACACAAACTAGAGTCGTATTCATTGAACAATGTATCAAAAGAATTTTTGGGTGATTGTAAAAATGACATGCCTATCCACGAACTGTTTGATCATTATAGGATTGGTAATATAGACAATCTTGGAAAAGTTGCGGATTATTGCGTCAAGGATACCGAACTCCCAATAAAACTTATGGATAAACTCTATACGATTGAAAATTTGGTGGAGATGGCGAAAGCAACGTGGGTACCGTTGAATTATCTAAGTGAACGTGGTCAACAAATCAAGGTGTTTTCACAAATTGCTAAAAAGGCGCGAGAACTTGGGTTTATGATTCCAACACTTGACAAGATGAAGGTTGATTCAGAGTATGAAGGTGCAACAGTACTTGAAGCTCAAACAGGTGCATACTACAAACCAATCACAGCCCTTGATTTTGAAGGTTTGTATCCATCAATCATGGTTGCACACAATTTGTGTTATTCCACCATCGTTCTTAAACCAGAATATGATAATCTACCAGGTGTTGAGTATGAAACACACGGTAATTTCAAGTTTGCTCAAAATGTGGAAAGTCTTTTACCAAACATCCTTTCAGAGTTGAAAGCATATCGTAAAAAGGCCAAGGTTGAAATGGCCAAGGCTAAAAATACACCATTATATCACATTTACAATGGTCGGCAGTTGGCGTATAAAGTATCTATGAATTCAGTATATGGGTTCACGGGTGCCGCAAATGGTATGCTTCCACTCGTAGCTATTGCATCAACCGTGACTGCACAGGGCCGATTTATGATTCAACAGTCCAAAGAATACGTAGAGGCTCATTTTGATGGTGCTCAGGTTAGGTATGGTGACACTGATTCTATAATGGTTGAGTTTGATGTTGGTGAACGCACGGGAATAGATGCGATTGAATATTCGTGGTCACTTGGTGAGAGGGCTGCAAAGGAGATTACCAAACTATTTAAACCACCAAATAATCTAGAGTTGGAGAAGGTGTACTGTCCATACTTTTTGTATTCTAAAAAGAGATATGCGGCCAAAATGTGGGTAAAAGGGGCTACTGAAATGGAGATGGAAAAAATTGACATCAAAGGATTACAGGTGGTCAGGAGAGACACGTGTGAGTTTGTACGTGATGTGTGTCAGGAGGTTATTAATATAAATATGAATTCTGGCAACTCTAAAGAATATATAGAGTTGAAGAAGGCGGAACTCTTGAGTGGTAAGGTGCCCATGGAAAAACTCATTCTGAGTAAAAGACTTGGCGATTCGTATAAATCCACGAATCTGGCACATATCCGCGTTCGTGATAAAATCAAGGAGAGGGCACCTGGTTCAGAGCCTAGATCTGGTGATCGTGTTCAGTTTGTTATTGTAAAAACAACTGGAAAGGGTGCCCGTATGTATGAAAAAGCAGAAGACCCAACGTGGGTCACCGCCAATAATTTAGAACTTGATTATGCTTATTACTATAAGCATCAATTTGAAAAGCCAGTAAATGATTTAAATATTTAGCTTCTGTATTTATAAATGGAACAATTACTTGAGAATATAACAAAACAGATTCGCCCAATCATTCAAGACGAGTTTGAGCGCCATGAAAATACACACCGCCACACTCTTTTTGAATTTCAGAGTAAAAAATATGACATTCCATTTTCAAGGCTTGTAACTGATTGGCGAAATCTTCAACATAATGTTATTGTTGATAATAGATGTCATGCTATGAATGGAAAAGGTAAGATTTGTAAAAATAAATCTAGATTGAATGGATATTGTCATTTACACGCGAGTCACTATAAGCCACCAATATCACAAGAGGTGGTTGGTACACACGCCGTACAACATAATCACACACTCCCACCACTTTGGAAGGATGGATGTCCGGCGTGTATTCTTCAAAAACCTTTTAGAGATTTGGGAGATTGTTTTAGTAATAATGACTAAATCTGATGCGCTATTAGAATCGCTTGTTGAATTTTTTGATATACCAGAGAATAATAAACAACTTTGTGACATTCTTCAACGTAAAACTGGTGTTTCACTTCGTAACCTAGAATGGTACATTACTATATATGCCAAAAATATAAACTTGGCATATGACACCCCAAATGGTAAATTTTCAGTTCATGTAGCGTATAAATCAAGTCTCGTTGGATATTCTAAAAAACTATTTGATCCGTTTTGTAGGACTGAACGGATTACATTCAAAGGTCTCACAACGACTGTTGCTCAACTAAACTTTATACGCTGGTGTATCAAAAATTCAATCATAGATCATATGCGTGAAAATGGTAACATCAAGTGTATAAAAGACTCCCAAATCCATTCGTAAACTTTAAAATATTATACCCGTAGTGATATACGTTAAATGTATAATTTGATGAAACATCGGTTGCAATTTGATCATTCATTTTAAAGTCTATAAATGAGCTTTTAGATGGAACGAGTGAAAAATCAAATGTACCATCTGTATTATATTCTTTTGGTTCGGTCCCAAATGAATACATGTATAATTCATTTGATGGAGTTGACAAGTTGTAATTGAGAGGTTGGATATACTTGTAAAATTTAAGTGCCTCCACGGTTGTTGTTATTTCAATATTATTTATAAAAATTCGTAAAAATATAAACGGGTCTACATTTTGTAAAATACTATTCTTTGTATATGTATATCCAAATCTAAAGCGATCATCGTAAAACGATATTGTATTTACATCCTCTGTATCTTTTCGCCTGAAAAACCAAGCCGTGAGTGATATTGGGAAGTTTACTGTAAAATTAAACCGACCAGTTCCTGCTGATAATACATTTGTTGGTTCTTTATAAACTTTATTAATGTATATATTCGGTTGAGTTTGTATAACTTTGAAACGCTCTTCCGGTGTGAGTGTTATAGTTTCAACAACCAATATCGGTGGAGATGCTAAATCTATTTTCATGGTTGAATTTGTAAAGAATGTTTGCGTTTGAAATTCCACAGTCACGTAAATCAATTGATTCAAAACTGCACATGCTGGAAAAAAAGGTCTAGTTGTACGATCTCTCTCTGTCCTATATGGTGAATGTCTACGACTGAAAAAGAATTCAATTGGTATGAAAAGTTCAACCTCGGTTGGGTTTATTTTATAAGCCTGTTTAAAATCATCCGAATCAAATGAATATCCGTTATTCAAAACCTGAAACATTCCATTTTTTTCATCAGAATCTAATAATATCTGATCTTTAATAACAAGCCAGTCTGCTGTTATAGTTTCTATAACTTGATCATTTAAAGAAAATGTAAAAGATTTTATAATAGTCCTGCCTATATTATCACTATAATTTTCACCAAGTGTTAATTTCGGCAACTTTATATTCAAATGCATATTACTTATCAAGTCACCACCAAGTGTCTTTGGGTTTATAATAAATTGTTGAATGGTGCCTATATAAGGTTCATTCGTTGTTATAAAATTCACTTGATCTATAGAAAATGCAGTATGCTGTTGTATAGGATTATGGAAATTTGGTTGTATATTTGAATAAACGAGTAAATCTTGTGGGCCAATAGCCTCAAGTGCCAATCTGGATCCAGACATCCTTATTATAATCTTGACATTATAATAAATGTGGTGGAAAATCTTGGTTGTGTATGCAGTCTTAATGTTTATGATTCCAAAGATTATAACAAAACCAACAAAGATAAAGGTGGTTGATGATATTGTCATGTATACAACCATGAACAATGAATATATATTACACTCGGCTGTTATTATTGGTGCTTCAATATTTATAGTGGAAAAATGGTGGAATGAAGGTCTTCAGGGACACGTTGCATAATTTCAAAAGTCTTTTGACTCTTGGCAAATGTAACCTTATTATCGTAAGCATGTTTCATATATTTCATCAAACTTTCAATGTCAGGGTTGCCCCATACCATATCCTTTTTGAACAAAAAATCATCAACACCAACGGGTGCTAATGTACACGGGATTATATATGGCGTATCAATATACTCGGTTGATGCTCCATACTCCGTGATTATAACTGGCTTGTCGCGTATGGCAGCTTCTATTGCACCCATACCAGCACCCTCTGAATGTGAAAATGATACGTAACAATTACATCTACGGTGTAAAATCTCCATCTCATCAGTCGTCAACATATCATTGATGATAAAAATATTTGGAAAATTGACTTTAACGAGATGGTTACACGACGCTTTGAGGACAAGGTAACATTTAGGTAAATTAAGTGTCATGAAAGCATTTATGATTCCGGCTATATTTTTACGTACATCAATTATATTTCCAATGTGATAAAAAATATAACCATCTGTTGGTATAACAGGTTTCCATTTAGTTGTTGGTGCTATGTTATAAACGGTGCTCGCGTAATGATACAACACCTTAAATGTCCCCTGTGGAAACTGACGTTTTAGAATGTTTGCTGAAAATAGACTTGGTGTGTAAAATGTATCAGACAATTCAAAAAGTTGTCCATAATATTCATGAACAGTCTCTGTTTCACACACAGTCATATAAATGGTTTTTTTACAAAAATTCTTGTAATATTTAGCAAATTGTATAGTATCTGGGGTTGGGATAATGAAACAGAAACATGCATCGTATGTTCCATTAACTTGTTCACCAAATTGTATATATTTAGAATCCTTTACGAGTTTTGATAATGTAAATGTAACCTGTCCAATTCCTGAAAGTAGACTTGACCCTATAAATAGAATCATCTATTTTACTTGGGTGTATCATCCTTAATTACATCACCCATCTGCTCAAAGTTTTTCAGGGCTACACGAAGTGCATGCTTCTCAGCATCCTTCTCCGAAAACTCAAAACCATCCTCGTCAACAGACGACACCATCTTTTCAAAAATAGTCTTGTACAGCTCTGAATCAAGCACCTGATCCTTCAGCTCACCCTTGAGATCCTTGACACGCTGATTCGCCTTGGCGAGCTTTGCAAGAAGGTCCTGAATTGTAGTCATCTTGACTAATATACAATTGAAATCTTTAATTTCGTGTTTATTAACCGAAAAAAATGTATTATGCAACCATAAGTTGTTATACCAAATGACTACCAACAAACAAATGGAGTTGATATGGGCTCAGATTGATGAATATCAAGCACAACCAGATGTACCACCATCGTCTTTTTATTTTTGTATATGTGGTTCGCCAAAGGTGTTTGAGCATGGTGAGCTACCAACGTGCCACGAGTGTGGACGAATGGATGATTCATTTCTAAGTGACGAACCAGAATGGAATTCTGGTATGGATGGGGACGGGAATGTAACTGACATGTCAAGATGTGGAGCATCTGTTGATCATCAGCTGTTCTCGGACAAGTGGGGATTAGGGACTCTTATGAACACAAATGGTCAATCCTATCAAATACGTAAGCTCGCTCGTATGAGTTTTCACTCATCCATGAATCACAAAGATCGTGCGCTCTATCACACATACAAAGAATTTGATAATGTCAAGGATTCACTTGGTCTGAGTGATTTGATTATTCACGCCGCAAAAACAACATATAAAAAATTTTCAGAATGCAAATTGACTCGTGGTAATGTAAGAATAGGAATCAAAGCAAACTGTGTATTCTTTGCGTGTAAAGAAAATGGGTACCCTAGAACGACCAAGGAAATTGCAGACGCGTTTGGTATAGACACTCACGATATGGGTAGAACAACCGAGCTTTTCAATGAAGTGTCCACCCCACAGAAGATAAATGTTACAAAACCAAGGGATGTTGTTATCCGCATAATGAATCACATAGATTTTGGGGATAACCGAAAGTTTTTCCAGCGCAAGATATTGGACGGGTGTAACAAAATGGAAACGTGTACCAAGCTCATGGGAAAGACACCCTCAGGTGTTGCAAGTGCTTTGGTATATATAGTACTCACACGTGAAGGGTTTAACATTTCCAAAAATGATGTGTGTAAAGCTGCTGATGTATCAATACCAACATTGAACAAGATTGAAAATATACTCAGAGCAGAAATGGCTTAAACAAAAGAATATCTAAAGTATAAATGAGCGGTAAGAAAATCTTCCTCAGTACCCCATGTTATGGTGGGTTATGCTTAGAGGCATATGCTGTGAGTATCCTCAATCTTCAGATTGCGTGTATCAGGAATAATATCCAACTCATGATTGATACGACTGAGAATGAGAGTCTTGTACACCGGGCTCGTAACATTTCAGTTGCTCGTTTTTTCCATAAAACCGACTGTGACTACTTTTTATTTGTAGATGCGGATATTCATTTTGAAGCAGATGCGGTTATGCGTCTTATCAACTCTGGACACGATTGCTCATGTGCGGTGTATCCAAAAAAGTGTGTCATGTGGGACCAGGTTGAAAACTCTATTAAAATGGGTGAAAACAAAGACCCGGCAAAGGTGTGCAGTTCTCTTGTTATGAATTTCAAGTATGCGAATACCCGTATAGAGAATGGATTTGCAGAGGTTCTTGATGGCCCAACCGGATTCTTGTTGTTTACACGTGATGTTGTTGGTAAAATGTATAAACAATACCCTGAACTAAACTGTGTGAATGATCACCAAAATCGCGACCTTGATGAGTATTGTGCAATTTTTGATTGTATGATTGACCCAGTGACGAAACGATACTTGTCAGAGGATTATGCATTCTGTCGCAGATGGCAACAGATGGGTGGTAAAATTTACGCGGATGTTCAGACAACCCTTGGACACGTTGGAAATTTGAGATTTTCGGGTAATATGTATACCCGTCTAAAGAAATAAACATCTGTAATGTAAATGCGAATCACCGTATGTATGATGTCGCGTAATAAAGCGGTATATGTTACAGGTTTACATATGATACTTCAACTCACCGCAAAGTGTATACAAAGTGGTCACCAGATTAATATAATTTTCGGACACGATTCACAGGGTCTTGCACAGGCTATTAAATCATCCGAGCGAATCCTTTGGGTTGAGTATGGTGCGTGCCTTGATGTAGAAAGTTTTGATCGTATATTTGACCCCAAGCTTGAACTCCTCATCTTCCCAGCGGTTAAGGAGGGTATAAATTGGACTGCTTTCAAGGAAAATATCAACAATGGGTCAAAAGAGCCAATCTCACAGGCTGGTCTTGATTTTGATACAGAGGTTGACAAGGAGATTGGTGACGGCATCTATACCGTAAAGAGTTCAACACCAGTTGTTTGGGTGTTTGATTGTAAAGCAGCTGATAAACTTCGTGACCGTAAAGGTGAAGGTGTCAAGATTCCTCGTGATATTCCAGATTTCGTAAAAAAATGTGTTGACAAAGGTGTCAAGGTTCATGCGTATACAAAGGCTAACGTACTGGTTCATTATACTCATGAGGCGATTGGTAACATTCTAGAGGCGGTTGGTATAACTACAAAACAGGGTTAAACATAATCCACGTGTAATTCACAATGGAGCAAGCAGCAAAAGAATTTATACATGCAGTATGGAAATCTAAAGATGTAAATACATTTCCCGGACCCCATCCAGTGTCTATAGAACGTAAACATTTACCACTTTTAAAGCAAAATGTGTACGTTGTATGCGAAAAAACTGACGGTATTCGTTTTATGTTGGTGTGTTTTGTGTTTGAAGGTAAAAAAGTAGCATTATTTGTAAACCGTGCATTTCAAATGAAACAGATTGGTGGTTTGTGCATCCCACGAAATACTATAGTGGAGGGTGAAATGGTTGATGACAAACTATTTATGATTTACGACGGAAACATGGTGAATGGAGTTGATATCCAAAACCTACCGTATACGGAGAGATTGCGTTCTATAGAACCAGTCACCAAGGGTCCATCCGTAAAAATAAAATTACACATGAAGACTGTATGGCCAATTTCAAGCATCGTTGAATTAGAAACTAGAAAATTTCCATACAAGACTGATGGGTATGTGTTTACACCTGAATACGAACCAGTTCGTATGGAGACGCATGAAACAATGTTCAAATGGAAGCCTCTTGATAGAATAACTGTTGATTTCAAAGTTATGAAGGTTCATGAACGTATAGGCTTGTATGTAAAAGATAGGGGATCGTATACATTTATACAAGACTTCCCACATAGAGAAGATCTCATTGGTAAAATTGTAGAGTGTTCATATTCAAGAGATTACTGGAATTTTATCAAGGTTCGGAATGATAAACCAGAGCCGAACAATCGCAGAACATATTATAGAACTTTGGTGAATATCAAGGAAGATATCCAGTTGAATGAATTCTTATAGAGAGTAGATGGCAATGTAGACAAATTCTGGGAAAGTAGGAACCTCTAGTACTTGTTCGTCATTTATAAGAAACCAACATTCATCCTTTTTCACAAAAGCCACGTAGTGACCAGCGTCCCGATGTCCAACGTGAACAATCACAGAAACGAGTTGTCTCCCTTTAAATTCGGTTGGAAGTTTTATTTTTTGTTGATTGAGAAATATACATGATACTATTTTAGGAAATTCAGTATAATTAACCTGTTTACAAGCGAATGTCCCAGTTTCATCACTTGTAATTATATACTCCACCTTTTCAAGTGACTCAAATAAATCCATCATATCACAAGGGGTCAATGGGTTGAACATGAGTGATCCAAATTTTTCAGTCTTGTGACTACTTTCAATTTTTGATGTAATGTCAATAGTCATTGTTCCATAAAAAACATTTGTATCTGCGTGCTTTTCAATTTTATCAATAATTGTCAACATTGCTTCATGAGCATCGTGTGGTATACCAAGTCTATATTCTGGTAAACATTCATGAAGACTCTTTAAATTATCACGATTTTTCAAAGAGTTTGTGACTATACAATTTCCAGTATAACTGGTTACATAGTCTGTAAATACACAACTCGCGTATAAAGACTGGACAACTGAATTCATATAACACGTGGCACCTAGATTCGGTAATCCGGTGGGTTGCATATTTAAAAGTATACATTTTTAAATCTATAAGTAACGAAATGTCTAGTAAAAAACTCTAACATTCTTCCCCATCCGCGGCTTCTTGCTATATCTGCTATACTTCTTCTTGTTCTTCTCATCCATATAAAAGTATTTGATTCGCGGAGATGTGTACAATCCTTCTACAATTGCGTCATAGATGGTGTCGTCATCAAACCCATCTTCGCGCAGGACATTGAATGTAATCTGCGTATCCCGCAATTCGTTCATGATTGCTCGCCCCAAAACTGATTGCATGAACCGAGGTGCATTTATATTCTTAAAGTCGTCAATAATCTCATCAAATAGAGTCTCAATGACTGATCCATCTGATTGGTTCGCCTTTTCATCCATCCAGTTCGTCTTGGACATTCCACGGAAATAAAGCTTCCCGCGGCACATGGGGCAGTCGTCACCCTTGAGATACCATTCTTTTATACACTTGGTATGAAAGGTGTGGTTGCACAGGAGTTTTGTATTGGCACACTGGGAGCAGTCGTTCAGGCAAATTGAGCAGTCCATTGTTGAATAAGTTGTATTATACATAATCAGTTGTGACACTTGTAAACATTTTTTTAATTGTTAAGAAGCATAAGTAGACGAGTACATTTTTGAGGATCAACTCCCCATGTCGCCAGATCGTATTCAATATCAACTCGTAGTGCATGAGTCACCTCATTCACACCAAATTCTAGTTCATAATCAAGTAAATCATCAATAGCCTGTGATGTCCATACCCTTTTTGCATTTAGTTCTGACAGACGCCCAACTCGTGTAGGTTTAGGCAATAGGATAGGCCTATTGGGATAAGACCACCTTGATATATATCCGTCAAGCATTTTTCCGTGTATAGATGTATCTAAACAACCTACGACACATCTTGACATTTTTTTCTAACGCAATCATAAAATGTTTATTCAGGAGGAGAAGAAGATTGATAAACTTCGTTGGGCTGCTTTTATAATTGCATGCTGTGGATTTGCATTTCAGATTTTTGTTTTGTATCCGTGGCATCTTGAGTTATCTAAAGAATTTTCTGTACTGACAGCTCTGGTGAAGAAATCACTTTAAGAATTTTAACTTGTATATAGTTTGAGCCAATAAACCTAAAATCTCATCCTGGATATTACGCAATGGCCCAGCCTTGGCAAGTTTTAATTTCAATACTGATGAATATAATTTCATAAAGTATGGAAGAGCACTCTTGGCTGAGTTTGTATTTCTATTCTGAATCTTGACCAAACGTTTGGATAACCCTTGGTATGTTTCAGCATATGAATCGGTCAAATCTGGGATGTTGTTATAATAATCCTCAAGTGCCTTGTGTGCCGCGTATGAGCGTGTACGCAAATGGAACTCATGTGCTCTTATACGTGAAGCCATGAGAAGACCGAGAAATTTACCGACATCTGCTGACATTAATATATAACCATATAATAAATGTGGAGCATACTTGGTATGTCCTGTGCCGAATTGGGTGCAAACTATTGTATAAAGAGATATGCTGAATCTGAAAAGAAGATGCTTCTTTTACTCGGAGTTTTGTTATATATGATTATGGTGTACATGCTCATCAAATCATTTAGGTCTACAAATCATATGATGCATGTAAACACCATATGGCAAGGAGTTGTTGTGATTCTCGGAGCTCTTTTTGGATTTTTTATACTCGGCGAACGGTTCGAACACCCTGTTCAATACATGGGTATATTTCTAGGTGTTTTGGCAGTTATATGTGTAAATTACAAGGGTGCTAAATATTTTGAGAAGCAAACCTGAGAATATCAGGTGTCCTGTCACCGGTGTATTCAATGCTACGAGTAATACCGATATCCTTTGAAGACTCTATATCGGCACCTATATACATAATCTCAAGTGATGAAGCTTTGATCAGGGTTTTGATCATAGCATGAGAATACATCTTACTAGAGTTTTCAAACCCATCAGTCATGATTACAAATTTACCAGTTTTATACTTTGTTATAATTTCACCCATTGAATCATACAATGACGTATTTCCACCAGGGTTATAATCATCCCGGGTAAATGTACTCACCTCTGTAATTGGTTTATTCGTGAAAACCTCCTGACACGTGTCGCTAAATTGATACAATGAAAACGTAGAGTCTGGGTACCTAGTTTTTATACCATCTACAAACGAATTGAGACCGCCAATTGTATCGTCAATCCGAACGTGCATTGAACCGGACTTGTCAAGAAGGAGAATTATTTGTTGCGCCATTTATAAAACTATGGTTTATTTTTTTAAATATTTTTTACCAATCCATCTCTGATCAGATTTGAAAACGCGGGACGCTGAAGGTGCTGTCCGTTTTGTAAGAGTTGATACAGCTCCAAGTTTACGGAATATTGTAATTGGCTTTACACCTGATCTCATGACTGACCCGAGAGCTCTGTGTCTAGATAACATGGTTTTAGATGAAACACTCTTGTATCCAAATTTTGATAAACTTCCACTTTTCAGAGGGCCTATAAGATGTGGACTTTTACCACGTTTACCCATATTACGAACCATATGACTCGGTACATAAACACCTTTACGTGTAGTATATGCCGACCGACGTATGAATCCCATTTTAATAGTGTGTTAGAAAAAAAAACTCAATTATGCCCACGAATAAAATCAATAATAGAGTCACATACGTAATCAACATCTTCAAATGACATACCATGATGACATCCGAGAAGAAATCCATTTTTCATAATTGCATCGGCATTTTCGTATACATTGAAAAATTGTCTGAATGCTGGATGACGCGTTATATTTCCCGAAAATGTGACGCGTGTTTGTATATTACGATTCTCTAGATATGTGAGCAACTCGAGACGATTTTTGTATTGAAGAGGAATTGCTAACCAATTTGGTTCATATGTATCATCTGGTAGTATAATATCGTTTACATCTTTGAGCCTTTCCAAATATAACTTGAAATTTGCGCGCCGTGTCTCTTTGAATGTGTCAAACTTTTCAAGTTGGACAAGTCCAAAAGCTGCATTTACTTCACTGCTCTTGAAATTATAGCCCAAACATCCGTATAAAAATTTATAATCATATGGAATTCCATCAACCATTTGATTAAATCGGTCACCCATTTGTTCTGAATTGTCACCTATACGACCCCAATCCCTAAACATTGTAGCTCTTTTAAGTTGTTGTTCATTATTAAACATAACCATACCACCACTTCCACATGCCGTGATAATATGACTTGCGTAGAAACTTGTAGTTGAAATATCTGTATACGGTGTATGTGTTATAGTATCAGCTGAATCTTCAATCAGAATCACATGTGGTGGAACAACTTTACGAATCGTCGCCCAATCAGGGGTGTTACCAATCAAATTTGGTAGCATAACAACACGAGTATTTTCATTCACGTATCCCATAATCTGTTCAATTGAAGGTACATATGTATTTAGCACAACATCACAGAATACTGGTTTAAGACCCAATTGAACAATAGGTGCAACTGTTGTAGCGAATGTACATGCAGGTGTAATCACTTCAGAATCAGGGGGTAAATCCAGACTAGCAATCGCCAACATACAAGCACTTGAACCCGAGTTTACAAATAAACCATATTTTTTACCGAATATATTCGATACTTTATTTTCAAATTCAACTGTTTTAGGACCAAACCCCGCTAGCCATCCATCATGTAGACAGTTGGTTACCGCATCAATCTCCTCCTGACCATATGATTCAAATTTATTTGGGGCATACCATACTTTTTTAGCATTCATTTAAAAGATAAACGCGTTTATCTTTTAAATGAAAATTCTTGTAACTGGTGGGTTAGGATTTATAGGATCTAATTTTATTAATCTACACCTTAAAAAGTATCCAAATGATTTCATAGTAAATTTAGATCGAAACGATTATTGTTCCAATATACATAATGTAAACCAATGTGATAATTATAAACTTTTTATAGGTGATATATGTAACAAGGATTTGGTTTTACAAATACTCAATGATTACAATATTAATATAGTATATCATTTTGCGGCACAGAGTCATGTTGATAATTCGTTTGGAAACTCTTTGCAATTTACAATTGATAATATACTGGGAACTCACACACTTTTAGAGTGTTGTCATTTATATGGTAAATTGATAAAATTTATACACATGTCAACCGATGAGGTGTATGGTGAGGTTGACATTAACCATAAAGGATGTATAGAAAAGTCAATTCTAAATCCAACAAATCCATATTCAGCCACTAAAGCTGGAGCAGAATCTCTAGTACATTCATATCATTATTCATTTAAACTTCCAGTTGTAATCTGTCGTTGTAATAATGTATATGGACCCAACCAATATTATGAGAAACTCATTCCTAAATTTATAAAACAATTGCACGATAATGAAAAGTGTACAGTTCATGGAATGGGGCAATCAAGAAGAAATTTTATACACATAGATGATGTATGTAACGCAATTGATATAATATCAAAGAGAGGTAAAATAAATCACGTATATAATATTGGTTCAACAAATGAATATAGTGTTTTGGAAATATTGGAAAAGCTTGTGAATGTGATAAAAAAAGGTGAAGATTTTACAAATTGGATTGAATTTGTAGATGATAGACATTACAATGATTTCAGATATGCAGTTGATTCAACTAGTTTGAAAAACCTTGGTTGGGTAGAATGTAAAGATTTCGATACCAGTCTAATTGACTTAATTAAGGGTTTTATGTGATGTATATATAATGACATCGTTTCAAGAATTGAGTGATTTGGTATTTGAGGTTCGTGAAAAACTATCAGATGAAGAGTATAAAAAACTTATGGAGGTGACTACAACTGTATTTACACTGAAAAAATCAAAATTTTATGAGATTACCCACCTTGAACCAAGATTTGAATGGGTTGAATATGATGCAGACGATGAGGATGAGGATGATTGTGATTATTATAAAATTGTCATGTCACCAGTCAAAGTTATTCTCAGGTGTGGAGATTTTTACAGTGAAAATATATTCGAAGAGCATATACCAAATGAACTATCTAAGCACGGATACGCCGAACTTAAACGTGAAATAGAAACCCATGATCTTCTCAATTGTACAACAGATGAAGAAATTCGCAATCTGTCGTACCATGTTATAGCCATTAAACGAATTGATGAATAAAACTATTCGTATATTATAAATGAGTGACAGTTTTGGTAAAATTGTAGTTGGTGGGAAGGCTACTATAATAACTGTATTATTAGCATTTAGTCTGGTGAATGCCCACAAGACATATGTTGATGAACATCCACGAAAATTTTTATTAGACTCTCTTTTTTCAGGGGTGGTTGGTGGAGCATCTTCTGTATTAATGTGTTTTACTAGAGGTGTACCAGAATTAGCAATCACGTATGGACTTGTTGGTATGTTATTCTTCTTTTTTTATAATGTGTGTCGTGAATTTTCAGGATATTTTGCATTTCTGGGTCTTGAAAAAACAACTGCACAAGAAGAACGTGAATACAAAATATTAAAATATCCAATCGTCATCATAGCTGGAATAGCAATCATATCAGTTGTATATTTCGCTATATTGGCGCGTATACCACCTGACATGTCATTTGGTATATTACATAATTTACCAAATTCACTCGCGTTTATAATTGAAATGCTAATTATTGTTGGTATGTTTACAGCAAGTGATACATTTATTGGATATAATCACGGTGAAAGGCCACAGGTGGCGGCTATATCATCCGCAGCTACATTTACACTTGTACATATACTTTTACAATTTGGTGGGTTTTATAATACTATATATCAGTAAAAACTTCGCTACATTCGTCGGAAATAAAACATTTTTATATAATAAATGGGTGGTTCCATGATACAATTGCTTGCCTATGGAGCCCAGGATGTTTATATTACCGGTTCACCACAGGTTACGTATTTCAAAGCTATATATAAAAGATATAGCAACTTTGCAATGGAATTTTACAAGAATAATATAAATGATGCACCAAATAATGGTTCAACTTTACGTATACCCGTGACTCGTTATGGTGACTTGATTGGTCAGATGTTTTTTGAGCTCCCAGTTAACATGTCCATTCTAGCAAACTACACAACAACCGGCAGTACACCCGATGTATGCTGGCTCGCTGAGCGTGCATTCGCATCTATTGAGCTGCAGATTGGTAATATCACCATAGATAAGCACTATAAACATTGGTGGAGAATATACTCTGAGGTGTTTATGGATAACAACACCCGTAACAAATACGATAAACTCACAACATGCCTGGCACCTTCAAGCACAACAACCCCTCAGGTTGTCTATCTACCCCTCCATTTTTTCTTTAATCGCAACCCAGGTTTGTTCATCCCGCTGATTGCTCTCCAGTTCCACGAGGTTAATATTATAGCAACATGCTCACCAGACTATAATACATTCTTCAATACAGCCATACGCCCAATTCTGTGGGTAAACTATGTATTACTTGATGCAGATGAGCGTAGACGATTCTCATCAACTCCACATGAATACCTTATAGAACAGGTTCAGCATACTAAGGATGTTGTTCCACCAAATAATGGTCGTATACGTGTAAAATTATCAAACCCAGTCAAGGAGCTCATATGGATGTATCCCAATCAGGCAACAACTTACAACTCTCACTGGGATTACAGCGTGTACCCAAACTTTGTTGAGTTGACAAACAACCCACAGGTTGCTTCAACTGACCCACACAAGGTTGGTTGCCCAGCATTTTCCGCAAATAACATTCCATGGACTGAGGAGGGTGATATCGTTTATAATACAACCCCTTCCAACATTTCACCGGTATTTTCTTATGGATACACGCTTGGTGACTTATTCTCTGGAAATTATGTAAATGCAAATCTCAAATCTAATGTCATTTCTAATAATATTCCATGCTTCCTCATAACCTCAAGCGATGTGATTACATATACTTTATCAAATGGTTCTAAAACAATTACCAACACCATAGCCGCATTAACCACTGGCGCTAAATCAAACGCATCTGTATTAACTGACTTTACCACCAAGTTACAGACGAGTATGAATGCAATCACAAACACGCAGCTTTTCCCATATGTGTTTGCAAATACAATCGTGTCAGTTCCAGATTCAAATCAGCTCATAACTGGACTTGGTAAAGTTATGATTAACATTAGTAACATATGGCATACAACTGCAAATCTGCAATATGCTAATGTTCTCACTTTATCATTCGGTGGAGCTGGTGCGACAAAGCTTGGGTATATAGCTTCCAAAGTATACTCAAATACACTCGCGACTCAGCGTGTACAGGATGCTGTAACCGTTTACATGTATGGATTCTCAAATACCACTGGTGCTGCATACCTTACAGCCGCTAATATTACATCAACCAACCAGATTAATCCCGGATATTCTATTGGTTCAGGTACTTTACCATCAAATTACGGAACTATACCAGCCGCTGGTGTTACACTGACATCTGCTTCAAGCTCGCTTGGAATTGATTTACTTTCCGCAACCGGTACATATACTCGCTATACGAATGTTTTACCAAGTGTGACTATGACTATATCACAGCTTGCAAGTAATTTACAGATTGGTGTTTCAAATATATTGGCACAGGGAAGCGCGGGTGCACCAGGAACACGTGTGAATCAGCCAACATTTGCAAATGCAACTGTTACAGTTTCATCTACAGATTTATCAACTACTATATCCGGAATAGTTACACCCACTACTCTGGTTACATCAGCACCATTTATTCTTGATGACTACACCACAACTGTAAATTACAATCCCACGTGTTCACCTGCACCACTCCAGAGTTTAAAGACATATTTCAATGGACAGGAGAGATTTACACACGATGCAAAATTCCTGAATCAGATGCAGCCATATTACCATAACGATGGTAACCCATATCCAGGTATCTACTGCTACTCATTCGGTTTGAAACCCGGTGAGTATGCCCCATCCGGAACATGTAATTTCTCTCGTATAGATAGTTTTGAGATTGTACCCACAATGAAACCTGTACCAACTGGAAGTGTCACGAATAATAATTTACAATACCTTTACGCCGTAAACTATAATATTCTACGCATCCAGGGCGGAATGGCCGGATTAGCATTCGTTTAAAATGCGAAGACCTTCGGTAAGACTTGTTTCCGGTTTCCAAAATTTCAAAATATAAGTGTCTGGTTCATTTTTAGACTGTAAATCTGATTTTACATCTGAAATTTCTATATTAGGTGAAATCATTTTAGCTAGATTGTATATAGAAACCCATTCAAAACTTGAAATATCTACACTTTTTTTATCAATCTTCTCAAAATTATTCATCATAGATATTAAACATTTTGCACAGTCATCTGTATATAAAAACTGACGTTCCTCTGTTCCATCTGTTAGAATTTTTATTTTATTGGACGTTTTAAACTGGTGTATAAAATCTGGTATAACATGTGATTTGTTATTTATTTCCTCTGGTCCATAAATGTTCCAAAATCTTACGGATATACCATTCAAATTATTGGTATAATGTTCACCAATTCGTTTCAGTGTTCCATATGGATTGTACATATTTTGCATTTGACTTGAAGCAAATATAAATGGAACGTTTGAATTTTCAATTGATTTGAATGTATTCATCATCAATTTTAGATTATTATCTATAAAATCATTTGCAGTGTTGGCTATATATTTAGAACCACCGACATCATACGCCATGAAAAATATAAAATCAACATCCCATGTATATATATTTTTAGTCAAATCTTGACTATCATTTAATTTTATATCAAAACTTTCAACATCATGTCCATTTATTTTTAGCCATTTAACAAGTGATTTACCAACGACACCTTCCGATCCCAAAACTAATACTTTCATCTAAAGATAATAATAATTTTATCTTTAGATGTTTAGACCAAAAAATGGACATGGTTTAGGTAACATATTGATGCAGTTGTGTCAAGTAAATATAGTGAGTGACAAAATTTATGATGGAAATAGAGGAAAATTTATAAAAGTACATATGTGTATTGTTAAAGATGATACAGGAGATGTAGATATTATAGAACCAAATTTATATATAACTCCACGAGTACATAAAAATATAAAACATCTCATAGAACCAACCGACTATGCTAAAATTTTTATAAAGAAATATATACATTTGCTAAATGGTGTAGAATTCGGAATACAGATTAGAAAAGGAGCACTTTCTTCAAATAAAGAAGTTGTAAAACATTCTTGTCAACATATAAATGAATCTGGATTACACAAATTCCATGAAATTGTAAAAATGACTGATAAAAATATTTTCATAGCCGCAGATTGCCTAGAGACGAAAAAAGAATTCAAAAGACTTTATGGAGATAGAATAAAATACATTGATGAAGAATGTGAATATATAGTAAATTCACTAAACGACGAACCATGGGTTTCATTTACTGAATTTTTTCTGTTGGGTAAATGTCCACATGTCTATATCACTGGTGGAAATCCGGATATGAGTGGATTTTCAACATTTGGTTATATGGCGTGTATGCATACACATACAAATTTCACACCAGTTTTTAATTAAAAATTATATATACGTATAATAAAATGGCAATTATTGTCATGTGTGCACAGCAACCACCTAGTGATGTTATTAAACGTCTCCGTAGACAATATGAGGGTCGCCGTCTTGATAGTATAAAACGTCTTCGCGAGTTTATAAGCAAAACTGCTACCGAGGAAGTTAATCACGTCAAGAGTATATTTGTACCATCAAAAAATAAACTCAATGTACAAATTATACCAGAGGATGATGAGTTTGATAAAGATTTTTAAAATACTGTATAATAATAGATTGATGAATATATTTAAA